CGTCTTAGCTTTATCGGTAGGATCATACACTGTTCCTACCTTACGAGTTGTTTTCATATTTAATGTACCTCCATAAATATTGTTTTCAGTGATTTCTTTGATAGTTGTTTTTGCTTTATTTTCTGTATCATAGGCTTGTCCAACTTTACGGCTATCCTTCATGTTCATTGGTTTTGTACTAGATAAAGTTGTTTCCTTAATGGTTTTCTTTGCAGGATCGGTAAAATAGGTTGTTAAGGCAGTGATAGCTGAAGCAAAATAACCCTGGTGTTCATTCTTTTCTATTGTTTGACGTTTTGTTTTCTTTGCATCATCCGTGATAGCTGCTTGATTTCGTTTCACATCAGCATTTGCTGGTGCAATGTAGGTTTGTTTATAACTACTGCGCTTTGCATCATTACGATAACCAGCATTGGAACGTGCTTTGTTTGCATCCGTACTCTTTGCAGCACCCATGAAAAATCTACTAAAGCTTTTCAATGCGCGACCAAGTAAAAAGGTGGGGCGAGCCATTTCACCAACTACAACTGCCTTCGCACCAAATGTATGTTCACCTTTTTCGTTATATACGACTAATTCAGGTCTATTTTTATTTTGATTGGGACGAAGGGTACCGTCTTGAGTAATTGCTTTACCACTTATTACTGGACGATTATAAGTAAGTTTAGGCTTGTTTTTAGCACGAATCTCATTGGTTGTTTTGGGCAAGACACGAACTGGATCTTGAAAACCAAAACTAGCAACTTCATTATATCCTAAGTTAAGACCTGGTGTAACGTATACTTTTTCAGTAGGAGCTTCATTGGTACGCATTAAAGAGGGTACATAACGACTAAGATTTTCATCCATTTTAGTTAGGAGGGCATTGTCACCATACACGTTTTTAACATTCTTTTCCGGTGCAAACATTGGTGCAATTTCTTGTTTTTGTTTTCTACTATAGTCCCATTGACCTGTAAACATATTTAGTTTTGTTTCATTTGCTAAGGGGTCAACACTTTGTTTCATCGTTCCGCCGAAAAAAGGAACCATGTTATTATGAAATGGCTTTTTTTCATAGATTTGTTTGACACCTTGTTTACCCGCTTCCGCCACATGACGGAACTGATCGTCTAGATTATAGTTTTCTAATAAATCATCATTAGCAGAAGTAACCCCGGTATGAACAGGAACAGCAGTTGAAAAAGGATTGTCCGTACGGATTGGACTAGGATCCGAAAAGTGTTCTACTTCTTTCTTTCCATGACACATTTCCTTGATTTCTGTGTAACCTAGTTTTTTATTGTTATCGTTACAAGGAAATTTATTTCCATCATCATCAAGATAACAAAAATCACTACGATTACTATTACCAAAATCACGAAAGTTTTCTTTGTTGATTTGCTTATTGGAATAATCCATTTTATCTTTTTCATTAAACAATACATCGGGTGTATATTTTCCTACGACATTGTCTTGATAAATGTTTTGTGCTTTGTCAAATTTATCAGCAGCAAGATCATAGACTTCATTTTCAACGCGATCGTATTGTTCATAATCATACATGTTTCCTCGATACATTCTTTTGGGGTATTTGTTATCTTTTTTCTCAGATTCCCCCGTACTATTGAGGTAGTATCCTAAACCTAACAAACTGCCTAATAGATAGACTTCCATTCTACTATTCAATACGAAGAGAATATTCTTGAACTCCACCCCATAATTATTTTTTTTCTAACCTTTCGAATCAAAATAGACATATGATTCGAATTGTTTTATTTATTTCGGACAACATTTCACCCCACGATACCAACCACCTGGTTGTGCAGCCGGACCCCATCCGGGTGTACTACCTGCAACTTGTGTATGAGTTTTACATAATCGACCACCCGCACGATTATAGGTTACCCATTCATTATCTCGATCACCAACTGCCATCCAGTTATCGGCTCCACCAAAGGTGTCAAAATTTGTAAGAGGTTGACCTCCGGGACACATTTCACTAGAACTACATAGACGTTTACCTTTTGCTTCACATTGTCCTTTAAACTGAGCCCATGTAAAGGTTCTGTTATTTGGAGGATCTAATTTTTCCCACGTGTCAACCTCTGAACCCTGGCTTCCATACACTGCAATCCATTTGATATTGGCACCCCAGATACTAGTATCTGCCCAGGTTTGTAAATATAGTGTAAATCCTGTAGGGGTGACATTGGCTGCCCAGGTATTAATACGTAAGTTTCTTCCATTGTTACACCAATCAATTAATCCTAAGCTAGCTGTTACTCGAGGAGGTGTAGCATAAGGCGTGGCAAAGGTAATTTGACGAGTTGATGTTTGAGGACCACCTGCACAATTAAGATTCATATATGCTTCTCCTGTTTGAATATTGTTACGGTCGGCTGTATTATCAACATACATTTCTGGATAGAGAGCATGACGTCTGTCTCTACCAGCGGACTGTGCTACCATGTCTCGAAATACCAGTACACCACCTTCATCACGTAAACTCCAACGTCCAATACGAATATCTCCTGCTACCTCTAATGTTCCTTGAGGATCACTAGTATTGATACCAACTCTACCATTATGACCTTTTACTGTTAATCTAGGTTGACAAATTGCACCATCTGCAACATTTCCACCACACGTACCTCCATTTTTATCACCTGCATATTCCCACAGTTGTAAATCGTTTCTACCGTAAGCATTGTTCATGTGCCACTGTTTCCACACGTGAGATCTACCGGCTTCATCTGTTTTAGACATGGCGATTCCATGGATTCCTTTATCAGCTGGATCAATATCCATAGTTATGTCTTTCTTGGAAACACCGTTCGGTTCAAAACGATCATTGATACTCCAGTTTTGACCAGCAGGTAATTTATTTTGCTGAGATTGTGGTGTAGTTGCAATAAAATCATTTGTTTTGAAATTATATAAATAGTACATGACATAAGCTGTATCTGCCCATGATTGACCAAACTGTATCCATACATCTAGTTTATTATTACTTACACCACTGCCACCCGAACGAACAATCTTTACATCTTTGATTAATCTTGTATTTGGTTCACTTTCATTATGTGTAGTAAGAGATACATATGGTAATTCAACATCAGTAGTGTTATTTCTCATTAAGCAAACAAGAGTTTGACGACCAGATGTATGATAGCGAATTCGTGGATAAACTTCTAACGTAAATCCTCTGGCATCCCATGCACCACTAATAGTGACACTAACAATTTTGATCCAATAATTTAGGGTATCTCCACCATTATGATTGGATGCACCAATTTTACCATACCGAATATCCTTAATATCTTCAAATGCTTCAATTAGTTTGTCTTTAGGTGTTCGCTGCTTCCCTTCGCTTTTATTAGCTGCAATCTTTTCTGCCATATCTGTAATACCTTTCGGCGTATCAACCTTTTTTTTCATTATTTTTTCCATCTTCTTTGGAATCGGAGCTATAACAGAATGCTGTTTCTTATAGCGATTTAATAAGACATATAGAACCAGACATGCCAACATAAAGATGATGACTGCAATAGGCGTCATTTATATTATATAAAGAGATTATTAAATATTTGTACATGGAGATGTATAAAATGTATATTATATCATTTTATAGATCATTTAATCATTAAAACCAGTTTCTAGCTCTACCTGGAAACATTGCAAAGCGTTGATCACCACCTGATATTGTATCTCTAAATACCAAAACACCTGCTGAATTAGGTGTTGCGCCTTCATCTGATATTACCCATCTGCCTAAGCGAATACTATTTGGACCAATGTATTGCCCTCCGCGTCCTGTATCTGATTTTATAGATGGATCTACTCCACCTAAAGATAACATAGTTCTTATTTGTTTGAGCTCTGCTTCAGTTATACAAGTATTATTTATACATAATGCATCCCTAATTCTTACTTTACCATTACCTCTTGCCTTTAAGCCAAGGTCTTGATCAGCATTATAACCAGTTGCATAAATTGTATTATAGCCTAAACCAATACCCTGTGATTCATTTGCGTGTCTAAATTCATGACCAGCCGAGTCCGCTCCAATGTTTCCGCCTTTTACATAAGCAGTGCCAAATACCTTACCGGCTAAATATAATTCAGGTGTCCATAATCTACCAGCTGCAAACCCACCACTATAACCTTTTTCATCTGTACCAAATAAACGTAACCAATCATCATTTCCGTGGGCATCACCAACACCAGACATTGTCCATTTATCGCCGATTTTAATTTTAGTACCTTTGACTACAGTTTTACCATTCTGTGGTTCGATTGTTTCAGTAATGCCCCATGTTTGACCACCCGGTACTTTGTCCACCTGTGCTTGAGGGGTTGTTGCTACAAAATCATTTGTGTTAAAATTATATAAATAGTACATGGCATATGTACTATCTGCCCAATCTTGACCAAACTGTATCCATACTTCTATTACGTTATTAGTAGTTCCACTGCCACTAATGCGAACCACACGTACATCTTTGATTAAACTAGTATTTGGTATAGATTGATTATGTGTATTTAAGGAAACAAAAGCATCTTCTACATCGTTGGCTGAATTTCTTACTAAACAAACTAGTGTTTGTCTACTAGAACCGGCATTACGATTTTTAGGATAAACCTCTAAAGTGAATCCTCTCGGATCCCAAGGACCATTTAACTTAACACTAGAGATTTTAATCCATTTATTAATGGTGTTGCCGCCATTATGATTCGATGCACCAATTTTTCCATATCGGATATCCTTTATGTCTTCAAAAGCTTCAATTAGTTTATCTTTAGCTGTTCGCTGCTTGTCAGCAGGCATTGTTCGCTGCTTGTCAGCAGGCATTGTTCGCTGATTGTCAGCAGGCATATTTCCGGAACTTTCCTTATTCTCTGCAATCTTTTTTGCCATAGCTGTAATACCTTCCGGTGTATCTACACTTTTTTTCATTATTTTCTCCATCTTCTTTGGAATAGGAGGAATAACAGGGTGATCCTTCTTATAGCGCTTTATCAGGACATATAGAACCAGACATGCTAACATAAATACGATGATCGCAACAGGCGTCATTTATATTATAGAAAGAGATTATTATGTATATGTGAATGCACAAAAATGTATAGTATACCATTTTTCTACATTATTTCTTTTTAGAACACTTTTCATTTAGTTCTTTAATCGACTCTAATAATACACCTATCAGTTGATTATAGTCTACCGCCAATAAACCATTTGGACCTTTTTCTACCATTTCTGGAAATTCCTTAGCGATTTCTTGAGCAATGACACCATATTTTTGCTTTTTGTCTTTATCCTCTTTTAAATTATATAGATATCCGTTTAATTTAGATACTTTACCTAACATCTCTTTTTTATCTACTTTCTTTATGTTCTCCTTCATTTTTTTATCTGAACCAGCCAAATAACCTTGACCGGTCCATAATCTACCAGCTGCAAAACCACCATAGTAACCTCCTTCATTATTACCAAATAAACGTAGCCAATCATCATTTCCGTGAGCATCGCCAACACCAGACATTGTCCATTTATTACCGAGTTTTAATTTATTA